CGTTCCAGTTCAGGTTGAGGTTGCGCTTGGAGCCGTTCCGGTTGAGAACGCCGTAGTGGCGGCGGCGGTCGAGGGTCAACCATTGTGCAAGGAGCCGTCCACGCCACTGCCCGTTGAATACTCTTCGGGCTGTATCGAATTCGGGGTCTTTCCCCATAGCTCTTCGCACCAAGTTATTCATTTTTTAGGCAGGCAGATGGCACACTCGCTCTTGAGGATCTCTCGAGCGATTCCAACCGGTTCTCCGCGCCTAGATTTCAACCGCCCGAAGCCGTAGCCGCAGGCCTTGCAGATTTTCTCTCCGACACCATGATACCAAACTGAAACCGCACCCCGAGAGATGCGGCTCCAGTGGAGCGCACTCGAAGTGCGGTAAGGGTTCAAGGGGGCAAGGGCAAGGGCCAAGTCCCCAAGAACCCAAGGGCTTTGGCTCGCCTAGACGGCGGGCAACTTGCGGAAGCCCCCGAACACAGGGAACCAGTCAGATGCAGCAGGCCCGCCTCCCGCGGTGTCATTGATGTTGGCAGTTGAGACCGTGGAGTCACCGTCGATGATGGCTGATTCCAGGTATTCGCTCCCCGCTTTGGTGAGCTGCGCACGAAGTTGGCTAACGAACGGAACCAAACTACCTTCTTCCATTTCACCAGTCCAGAGTACGCGCGCCCCCAGCTTCGCCAGGGTCAATGAGACCCGAGCAGTTCCAAGCGGGCTGTTGGTGACGGTCGCCTGCGGCACTTTCAAGGTGCTTTCAATTGCGGTTGCCTCAGCAACCTTATAGAACACCGGGTCGGTGCTTTCCAGGGGCAGGTAGATGCTCTCCATGCCCTGAGGTACTTCGATGCTGGGCAGTTTGGCCGCAACGAACGTGCCGACACGGATCGCTTCCCAGATAGCCTGGGAGTATGCCACGCCAATCCACTCGTCACCGTAATACTGCTGAGTGGAATAGTCAACTTCATTGGCTTTAACGCCCGCCATCTTCATAGCCTGGCGGCCCATCTCACCAACGCCGGTCTTGTCCTCTTCCAGCTTCGCAGCCAGGGATTTCACTGCAATTTCGCTGACTTTCTTTCCAGCAGATTGCAGAACGCCGACAAGCAATGCCTGGTCGCCTGCGTCCAGGTTGTTATATGCCATGTCGTTATACTTGGCGATAAAAGGCGCACCGCTGCCGGTAGGCAGGCGGTTCGACTTTGCGGCTTCCTTCTCCCTCGCTTCGAGGGCGACTTTTACAGCCGCATCGATGCGCCCCTGCTCGGCTTTTTCCTGCTCTGCCACTTTCGCAGCAGCTTCCCGGTCAGCCTTGAGCGCCTCGGCTACAACTTCCAAAACTTCATTTTTCTCCATGTCACTGTTCTCCAATGTTTTCAAAAGGGTGGATTCTTCCGGTGCGCTCGACGGCTCTACCTCGGCTCTCTGCGCTTGCGCGTCCTCAGCCTCAGTCTCCGGCTCGTCCAGGTCCGGCAATTCAATTCCTGCTGTCTTGTATGACTTCTGCATAATGGGTAAGGCGACCGCGAACTTATTAGCGGGCTGCCTGCTCCCGATTGCATCGAATAAGGCCAGCTCTACGACCGGCCAATTGATAATTTCGCCATCCTGGTTCTTGCGCCACAGGTGGGCGATAGATCCGCTGGATGCTCTGGCAACTCCATCTTTCGCCGCTTGCCACACCCGCTGGGCATATTCGCTGGCTTTGTTAAGCAGCACCCGGTACCATACGCCGTCATCCCGTTTCTCGATGCTCTTGACCTCACCGATAATCTCCGGGTCGCCGTCCGGCTTCCCGTCTGGGTTTAGCCCGTGGTAATACTGGACCAGCGGCGATGGAAAGCGATCGGTGTGCAGCTTCGTGCGCGAAGTGAAGTATTCGCCATCCGAGTCCCTGTTATCTGGGCCGCCGTAGGGTACACCGCGCACTTCTAGCTCCCAATCACCCACGGCCTTGATAGCCGTGGTCTTCTCGGCATCTTTGTTGCGCCAGATGTTCATACAGGCGGCGACTGCCTGTTCTTGCTCGTCACCTTCACCGATCCGCATTGGTACACAGGCTGCCATCCAGTCTTTTTCGCTGTCATATTCTTTTGGATCGGGCATAAACACCTCCGATTTACAAACAAAAATGGCGCATCGGCTCGAATATATCGAGCAAATGCGCCACAATACCTTGCCTTTATGCGCTGCCTGCTGCCCTTTTCGCCATCTCGGGCTGACCGACTCTGGCTATCCTGGCTGGCAGGTTATTCAGTTGTCTGAATTATACCATATACAATTTAACTTTCAAGCACCTTGTCGACCTCTTTCTTTATAAATTCGATAACAGTATCAGCCTCGCTGGCTGCCACATCCTGTACCGTCTTCCAGCCGCGTCTACCGTGGAACGCCGCCTGGCTTTCCGCATCCTGGACGAACGGGCCGTAGCTGGCATTATTCCCCACAACCTGCGTCAATCCCGCGTTACGCTCGCCGATGGTCCACTTCCTGCCTAACATTTCGGATGTCTTCCTGCCGCCGATCGAGCCATCCGCGCGCATCCACTTTGAGCCGTAGCCGCGCTCGTACCACCTGCGCTGGTTCGGCGTGTTCGCCTCGCTGGACGGCGGGTACGTGGCGATCTTGCCCTTCACGTGTAATGCGCCCGCGCGTAATGCCGGAACGATAGCCTTCATATCCTCCAGCTTCTTCAGTTTGGCGGTAATCTCTTCGAGGCCGTTAATCTTGACGGAGGTCATTGCTCCACCTGCGCTATCTCATGGTTCACCCAGCACCGGTCCCGTGGATGAATTGGTGGATATTCCCCATCGGTAATAACTTGATTGTGTCGGGGAGCGCATAACTCACACACCAGCTCGTCATTGTTCGTCTGCCAGATCGGTGTCATCTGTATTCCAGCATCCGCCAACTCACGTGCTATTTCCTGTTCACCTTCACTTGCCGCTCTTGTAATTTCTGTTACGGCGATCCGCTCCGCTCTTGTTGGTCCGAACGACTGCAGCAGCAGGTCTTCCAGCTCGCCCCTGGTCAGCGCAGCTTCGAAGAAGCTGGCTACCGCCTCCCCTACCCCCTCGATAGTCGTATCCGTGAGCTGCGATACAAGCGTGTTGGTATACAGCCGCGCCCAATCAGCCGCCGCCTTGTTTATCAGCGTCC